AGTGAAACACCTTCGAATGATTTCGCATCAGTGATAGACGAGGCAATTAGTCAATAATGATAGACCATAAGTTCAACGAACCGGAGCTCATCGACGAGTTCCGGCGATATATAGATTCAACGTACGATCAGCACTACGCTCGAAACAAACTTCAGACGTTCGAGGCAATCGTCGACTGCGACCACGGCGAAGGGTTTACCATCGGTAACATTCTAAAGTACGCGTCACGGTACGGTGCAAAGGACGGTTACAATCGCAAGGATCTCATGAAGGTCCTTCACTATGGTCTACTCGCGCTGTACGTTCATGACCTCAATCAGTGATTTACATTGGCTGTAACTTTTGATATAATAGACGTAATAATGTTTGGTAATAAAGGTAATAATGAAAATGAAGCTTTCCAGTGAATCACTTGCCGTTCTGAAGAACTTTGCAAGTATCAACTCAAACATCGTGTTCCGAGGTGGTTCTACGATCAAGACGATGTCGGAGGCTAAGAACATTCTTGCTTCGGCCAACATCTCTGAAGAACTACCCGATAAAGAGATCGGCGTATACGATCTAAACGAGTTCCTTGGTGTCGTCTCTATGTTCAACGAACCGGAGCTTGACTTCCAGGATTCTTTCGTTCAGATTCGTGAGGACAACCGTTCGGTCAAGTACTTCTTTTCCGATCCGTCCATTCTTACATCACCTAGTAAAGACATTCAGATGCCGGATCCCGAGGTTCAGTTCGAGTTAGGTGAGTCTGAGTTGAATACGATTCGTAAGGCTTCATCAACACTGTCGGTGTCCGATCTCGTTGTTGAGTATGATGGATCGGGTGATCTTAAGGCAACGGTAACCGATCTTGCCGACTCAACTTCCAACTCGTTCTCACTGACACTGAAACCAATCTCGTTGCCAGAAGGTACACCGTTTCGATTCGTGTTCTCAGTGTCCAACTTTAAGATCCTCTCGGGTAACTATCGAGTGGACGTATCGTCCAAACTCATCTCGCATCTGACCGCTGAGTCGAGCAACGTTGAGTACTGGATCGCTCTTGAGAAGAGCTCAACCTTTGGTAACTAAAGCAGGAGAAAATACCATGGCAGCAGAAGAAACTACAACTACAGCAGGAGAGGCCGCACCGGGTCTCAGCCTTCAGGATCTTGCGTCCGTCGTCCAGGTCATTGACCTCTGTTCACAACGTGGCGCATTTCAGGGTTCTGAACTTGAAGCAGTCGGTGGTCTGCGTGGACGCATCCAGGCGTTCGTGAGTGCAAACGCCCCCGCTGAAGAAGAGACTAAAGAGGAATCAACTGACAATGAGTAATACTGTTACGATTCCATCCTCACCAGACGATCGCAAACAGATTCGTGAACGTCTGAGCGAGGTATCAAACTCAATGACTCGTATCGAGGCCGAGCGCGATCATATCAATGAGATTCTTGCCGATATGCAGGAGGAGTACGAGCTTCCAAAGAAGCATATGCGTAAGGTAGCTCGTGTGTTCCATAAGCAGAACATTAACGAGGTGAAGGAAGAGTTTACTGACGTGGAGGATATTTACAACGCAGTATCTTCCTGATATAATGGATATATTATTTGTAATGGAGCAATGTGAATGACTCAAGAATTTCTCTACGTCGAGAAATATCGTCCATCGCGTATCGCCGACTGCATTCTTCCGCAGTCGCTGCGCGATACCTTTTCTCAACTCGTACAGACGGGTGAGCTGCCAAACATGATCTTTTCTGGCGGTCCGGGCATTGGTAAGACAACCGTTGCTCGGGCGCTCTGCTCAGAGCTCGATCTCGACTATCTAATGATCAACGGATCCGAGGAGGGTAACATTGAGACTCTCCGCGGTCGTATCAAGCAGTTCGCATCGACCGTCTCGCTTCAGGGTGGCTATAAGGTCGTCATTCTCGACGAGGCGGACTATCTGAATCCACAGTCGACTCAGCCGGCGTTACGTGCATTCATCGAGGAGTTCTCAAAGAACTGTCGATTTATTCTGACATGTAACTTTAAGAATCGTATCATCGAGCCGCTACACTCACGGTGTTCGGTATACGAGTTTGCGATTCCGAACTCAGAGAAACCCAAGATTGCGGCAGGATTCTTTAAGCGTCTGACTACGATCCTTGAGACCGAGGGTGTCGAGTATGATCAGAAAACGCTAGCGACTCTGGTCGAGAAGTACTTCCCCGACTGGCGTCGCGTACTCAATGAGTGTCAGCGGTACTCGGTGTCTGGTCATATCGATGCCGGTATTCTTGTCAACCTTGGAGACGAGAACGTCAAGAGTCTGATGTCGCATCTAAAGGACAAGGACTTCTCTAAGATGCGTCGATGGGTTGCAGAGAATATCGATACGGAACCGGCTGCGATCTTTCGTAAGATCTACGACTCGATGGCTGACTACCTGAAGCCAGAATCGATTCCTCAAATCGTATTGATCCTGGCACAGTATCAGTACTATAACGCATTCGTAGCGGATCACGAACTGAATATGGTCGCGTGTATGACAGAGATTATGGTCACAGCAGAGTGGGTATCATAATGAGTAAGGATTGTATCATATATGATTTTGAGACACTGAGCCAGGATCCTAACTCTGGTGTAGTTCTCTGCGTTGCCGGTCTTCGATTCAATGAGGATCGATTCATCGGTGAGAATAAGCCGTACGAGTACAAGGAGTTACTCGATTCGGCTCAGTTTATGAAATTCTCTGTTCGCGACCAAGTCACCAACTACAATCGTACGATTCAGAAGTCAACCGTGGACTGGTGGGCGTCACAAACATCGGATGCACGTGAACTACTCAAGGAGTCTGAAACCGATCGGCCATTGAGCGATATCGCCGGCTTCTTTAAGGATCTTGTACGTAACCCAAGTGATATTGGTAAGGTGTACACTCGCGGTAATACCTTTGATCCTATCTTTCTCGACAACATCATGAAGGATCTTAAGCTACCTGAGCCGTACAACTGGTGGACAGTACGTGACACACGATCTATGATTGACGGACTCGCTTTTGGTTCTGGTCTCAGTAATACTTTTATGGTACCGGATCTTGAAGACTCGTTCGTACACCACGATCCGATCCACGACATTGCCATGGACGTAATGCGTATGCAGTACATCGTACGTACGGTGATGAGCGATGACGAGTAAGTGGCACGGCGGTAAGGGCGATCAAAGACGTAAGAAAGCCGACGATGATGCGTATCGGTCCGGTTGGGATCGTATCTTTAGTAATGATGAGAAGGTGAAGAATGACAGAAACAAAGAAAAAGGATGACAATAAACTGACTCCCTTCTCGTTTGTCAATGAGATCAACACCGGTAAGCGCGACATTATGCGCGATCAGAACGGTGAGCACTCTGATCTACTCGAGAAGGTATACAGCCCGTACATCACGAATCGCTCTCTGTCGTACTTTAATGACAGTGTCTTACACGCAAATGAAATGAATAAGAATCACCACCTTGACTCACGTCTTCAATTTGTCTATCTTATAAATAGTGTTAGAAAGAGAAAACGTTTCTCTAAATGGATTAAATCGACTGAGTTAGATGATCTTGAGGCCGTGAAGGAATACTATGGGTACAGTTCCGAAAAAGCCCGCCAAGTTCTGACTCTGTTATCTAATGAACAACTAACTGAATTGAAACAAAGGGTCTATAAAGGTGGCTATACTAACAACAAACCCAGAAACTCCGGCCATTGAGATGGGAAGTCCGCAACCCGTGTCGGAAGATCGACCGGTAGAGTGGACACCGGCAATGATGCTAGAGATTACTCTACGAGAGCCGGACGACTTTCTTAAGGTACGTGAGACACTTACACGAATCGGTGTTGCGTCACGTCGAGAGAACAAACTCTTTCAGTCCTGTCATATCCTGCATAAGCAGGGTCGGTACTTCATCGTACACTTTAAGGAACTATTTCTTCTGGACGGCAAACCATCGAATCTGATGGAGAACGACCTTGGAAGACGCAACACGATTGTGACACTGCTATCCGACTGGGGTCTGGTTGAGCCAGTGAATTCGGAACAGCTGTCTAATGTTGCACCGCTTCGTCAGATCAAGATCATCTCGTATCGCGACAAGGATAACTGGGAGCTTTGTGCTAAATATAATATAGGAGCGAGCGCGAGGAGGGCCTAGAGTTATGTCGCGAAAAATTGCAGAAGTACACACGTACGAGACAGAGTTCGGTGACCACTACTCAATCAATCTTAAGGATGAGAGTGGTAAAGTCGTCTCAACTCAGATTATGAAAGATCTTAACGAAGCAAGACAGGTGAAGGAGCGTTGGGAAGATGGGAGATATCAATACATCGTTGAGTCTTAGTGTCGAACAGACACCGAAAAAGATTCAGAAAAAAGACGTCAGCGAGTTCGTAGTCAACCACGCAGACTACATCACGGTTCCACATCTCAATCAGAACTCACTTAAGACCTCGTATAAGTCGGTCTCACAGCTGTCCGATGTCTATGGAGTCGATCCAAGTCGTGTGATTCCACATATAGCGGCTCGATCCATCACGAGTAAGAAGGCTCTCACCGAGGCGGTCAATAATCTAAAGGGTATGGGCGTCGAACGATTACTCATCGTTGGTGGTAATCCATCGCAACCTAGAGGCCCGTATCGAGACGCAGAAAGTGTACGACGTCACGTGTCCGATATCCATAAAGAGTTTAAGTTATATTGCGGTGTGTATCCCGACACAGAGACTGCGTCCGGTGTGTATCTGTATAAGTACACTCACTTTGACGGTGGATTCACTCAGTTGTCACTGAGTCCTCGTAGGCTCGAATCGTTTAAGATCAATACACGCATCGGCATTCCTTCCCAGGCTGACATTGATGGTCTGTATCGATACATGAAGATCTGCGGTGTCGGACCGTCACTTCGGTATCCTATGCGTAACATTCTGGGGTTCGCTCGATACATGACACCAAACGGATTCAACACGACAAAACTCGTAAAGGCGATTCAGCCGCATCATAGCTTTCATGTCTATGACTTTGGTCGAATCGAAAAGACCGTCGAGGATCTCCTGAGCCTCGATATATAATACACAACAGCACAATTTCTTTTCTATACAATGGAGTATATTATGCCATCATCTGAAGTTAAAATCATGCGTCTCTCAACTGGTGAAGAACTGATCTGCGACACCGCCACCGAATCTACCTCGTCACGCGGTACCGTCTATAAGATCAAGGACATCGCTATTCTCATTCCTACCGAGCAGAACTCACTGGGTCTAGCGCCATTCGTTCCCTACTCGACCGCATCAACTGATGGCATCGAGCTGGCCGAAAAGGACGTGATGTTCGTGACTGATCCTGTTGATCAGCTGAAACAGCAGTATCAGAATATGTTCTCAAAGGTTATGACTCCTGACCAGCGAATCGTTACTTCGTAGTTTACACACCTCTCTGTTTTTGATATAATGGTATTCAGTAAAGTGAATGGAGGTGTTCATGTCCGCAGCGTTCTATACCTGCGTCAATCGATACGGGTCAAAGATTCTGTATCGCGGCTACGACGAATCGGGTCAGCGAGTAGCACGTAAAGAAACGTTCTCGCCGACTCTATATGTCCCGTCTCAACGAGGCGAGACCGGCTATCGC